GACATTCATCGTATTATTAAAAGGGGATATTTTAATAATATGAATTGTGAATTTATTTATTTTTAAAAATATACTACTATGATTATTTATTTTTTTATTTTTTTATTTTACTTTGAAATATTTTTTATTTTTTATTTGTACCACGTCGTTATAGTTAAACATTTTTTGTTTCTTCTTCCTCTTCCTCCTCGGTGATAGTAGATGGAGACATTGCTTTCATGGCAAGTTCCCGTGCTTTACGTCTCTCTTCAACTTCAACTGTAACAATCATATCAGCTTCCTTTACCAAGTCCTCCATAGATGCATCGGGTTTTTCACGCTTTAGACGCTCAATAATTTCACCTGGGTGGCTGAGAGGTGCTTCATCAGTCTTGTTGTAATACTGAGAATTCACATCACCCGGTTTATGAAAGTTGTCCTCACCCTTAGCATTCTTAACCGCCATCATATCACTTTTACGTTCGTTGAACATCTGAGCAGCCATGGCTTGGTTCTCCTTGTATCCAGTCATGAGTTCTTCCAATTTGGAATTCGTGTAATGCGCATCTTCGATCTTTGAAGGATCGGGGGGGATAAGAAGCCACTTATACATGTCCACGACATAAATGTCAAACGTCGAATCTTCCTTTTGAAGACGCTTAGCGTGGTTGGCAGCTTCATCGCGCGTATTAAACGCACCCCTGATTTTAACGCCAAACTTATCATTCTTTTGGGGAGCTTCCGGTCCAACAACTGACATACAAGCGAACAGCTGTCCGGGCACGGTAGTATAATCCTGTTCCAAAGACATTGTATATTATATACTATTCAAAACTTTAAGTATACGACTTAAGTTGTTGTGATATTTAAAGTTTGTATACCAGTGTAATTATGGAAGAATTACGTCGTTTACATAATGATGAGAAGAGAGCACTTATAGAGAGTGTCTGTAGGAAAGGTGACAGTATTCTCGATGTAGGATGTGGGTTCGGCGGTGATCTTCAGAAATGGAGGAAGATGGATGTCAATATCAACATGTGCGAGCCAAGTATAGATGCGTTAGCTGAAGCTCAGGTGCGAGCGAAAAATATGAAAATGCGCGTGAATTTCTACCACGGGGATATTCATGCATGTCCAAATAGAAAATACGATGTCATATGCTACAACTTTGCACTTCACTATATTTTCCAAACACGGGATCTTTTTATATCCACCATGCGAGAAATAAAGAAACGTATGAAACCTGGTGGTGTGTTTATAGGTATAATTCCAGACTCGGAACAAATTATATTCAAAACACCTCTACACGATTCGTGTGGGAATTTTTTTAAAATGAAGGGTACCAGTAACGGTGATTTTGGTGAAAAATTATTCGTACACTTGACAGACACACCATACTACGCAGATGGACCAAAAGCCGAACCTATCGCACATAAGGATATATTTATTACACACATGGAGAATAACGGGTTTCATATGAATACATGGAAAAACCTCAGGGGTAATCCAATATCCGAACTATACAGTAAATTTATATTTACATATAGATATGATAGCACTGGTCGTATTATTACTACTTAGTGTGTATATACTAATAAACAAACGGGATGACCCTGTACTCATGGAAGTGAAAGAAAAATACAAAATATTCAGGGAACACATGAAAATGAACGGCGAAGAGAAATATAGTATGTTACACAAGGAAATACCATTAGTCGCGCACAGAGGATCGTTATTGTCGGGGGTTGGATATAATTCAAATAAAGGTGGTGAAATCGGTATATGTATAGATGGTACTGCTAATCAGGTATTCCACGTACTTTTACACGAACTCGCGCATTGTACTGTGACAGAGTATTCGCATAGTACAGATTTTTGGGACAATTATACCGAACTGAAAAATCAGGCGATACGTTTAGGTATCTACGAAAACATAGACGAAGTCACACCCTTTTGTGGTAAAAAGATCGTCGATAAATAATGTTACATAAATATATATGACTGAATTTAATCTCAGACAACCGACTGCGTCCAGGGTACTCATATCCTTACTCATGTGGCTCGCGATCATGGCGAGTGCTTTCACCACGCGTATTAAAATGCCGTATTACGTAAACATGTTAAATTTAACTGTCGCGATACCGGCGCTTATATGGTATCTGGGAAATACGAGCTTGATTGTCAGTTTAAATACGATGAGTGTGGTTATAACTTTGGTGGTAGCTACGGGATTTCTTCTTACATTAACTGAAGCCATTAAATGGTCAAAGTTGAAGCAGGGATATGAGAAATATGGCGAAGACATGAAAACAGCATGGTTGCCCATGGTCATGACAATGGTCGCGTTAATTTTAGGGTTAGGATCTGCATACCTATTGACGGGCGGTCGCGTACTCGATATGTATTAAAAATACTTACGGGCAACGTAGAACACGATAGCAGCTACAGCACCTGTAGAGGCCAAACCGACAATACTTCTATTTCCCTGTGCGTTTAGGAATTTAGGCACGGAACCGGCGAGCTTCTCTTGGATAGGCTTGCTGATGGCGACACCTGTCGCTAATACAACGATGAGTGCCTCGAGTTGCTCGTCTGTGAGATCGAACGGGTTCTTCTTTTTCTTGTCGGCTTTACCACCGTCATTGGAATTGACCACTTGACCATTTTGTGAAGGCATCATGACCTGCTGCTGCGCCATTTGGACGGCGCGAGGGTCAGCGCCCATCAAGGGGGGTTCGAAGGATTGCTCTTGGGCGTTCATCATGACATCGGAAATCGGAGTGGAATCCATGTTATCTTTATATTCACTCACATTTTTTTCAGGGTTTTCTGGCACGAATGCATTAGAACGTGCTTTTGAATCTATCGGCACCATTCCATCACTGTCTTCTGATAAGTTCATAGTGTATAGACTATTTTCCATTTGTTTATATGTTATTTTTTTTAGAACTGTAATTTTCGCATCTTTTACATATACATACTAAATATATCTAAAAGATGTTCTAAACGGGGCTCGAACCCATGACCTTGGCGTTATAAGCACCACGCTCTAACCAACTGAGCTACAAGAACGGTGCGGCCTGACTGTTGACCAGTCATTGAATATAACAGTGGGTTTCCCCACGTTCAATATACGATATAAATCTTTAAGTGTATAAAGACTATCCTCATTAGATGTACATATGATACAGGAGTACGTAAAAGAAATATACGACATATTGGGCCCTGGTTTCAGTGAGCGTGTGTATCACAATGCGATGGAAGTTATTTTACGAGAACGTGGTATATCATATGAGACTGAGCGTATCATTCCTATCGTTTTTAAAGGGCATACTATAGGTAATCTTAGAGCGGATATTATCATAAATAAAACGACGGTAGTTGAACTTAAAACTGTAAAAAATATAAACGATGTCATGGTTTCGCAAGCTCGGAATTATCTTAAACTTCTGAATCTTGACGAGGCGTATTTGGTGAACTTTCCACCGTCTCAAGGGTCGGAATCTGAAGTTATTCGTGTGATTGTAGATTAAATCGTTGGTATAAATTCCCAATGTAAATCTCCGCATATTTTCTTCCATATAACATCTTGTTGATGAAGTTTTTCTTTCGATTTCAATAACGGGAAATGTTTTAAATAGGAATCTTCACTTAACAGTTCACAAAATTTATATAAAACATATGAATAACTTAAAAAGTTTTTACGTTCAACTGGACAGTTGTCGTCGAAAGGTTTTTGAATATCTTTAAACATCATCCGTAGTTGTTCTTCAAGTTGAATAGGCATTTTTGGTGGGTTTGAACCACTCAGGATGTTCGTTATATAGGGTACATGTTCGTAATATTTATTGAGTTTCAACTTTTTCAATAACCCCCTAACTTTTACATGTGTAATTTCTGTCAGAGCCTTAATCTTCATCTTCTTGAATTCGTTGCGTAACTGTTCTATTACTTCTTTAGGTATCGTCGTCATTTCCTGTGCCTGGAATTGCGAGAGCCATTCATTGAAATGATTATCACGTTTGTATGAATAATTAATGACCTTCTCCGAAGTTTCTTGTTCTTCTTTATATGTAAGTTCTTCACTTATAAGAATTTCTAGTATACACCCACACGAATCACATACCAATTCACTGGTATCATGGAAATGAAAAACATTACTATCCGGACATGTAGGACACTCATCCCTAAATTTACGTTCAATATACCTGTCTAATGTTTTCTTTTCCACGTCGATTAGATAATCTGTGTAAATATCTTTTTTCTGTAATCCAGTCGTCTCTTTACATTTGAAAACGTTGTTTGTATTTATCTCGACCGGTTTATCATTTTCAATATACTGTTGAATATACGGCATACATCTGGCAATGTAATCTGACATTTCACCTTCGTATATACTTTTATCTGGTGGATTATTATTTATTTTCTGCATCCATTCATCTATTCGCTTGTTATACCTACTTAAAAAATTACCTTCCATGTATACCAATGGTAAAAATACTTCGTTCGTTTTTAATTAACACAATCTATATGTTTAGTAACATCATCAAGTTTTTTTTCCATAAGAATGATTTTACGATCGTTAGTAGGTATATCGAGTATCGCGTAGATCACGATATGGAATATAAACCCGATACACCGTTTTGGGAAAATGAACGCGATGGTATCGATCCATCCACTGAATACTATTTAGCACCACTGGATATGAATGCGGCTATCCCAAAGCCACCTGACGCGGTGAAAGAATTAATCATACGCGTTAAATACTGGTACAATAATAAAATCTATAAATATATTACCTATAATACGGACTATGTATGGCCACCTAAAAAACTTAATATGATGTCATTCCATATCCCACTCGTGAATGCACAATTATTAGATTACGGCGACAAGCCAGTGAAAGATGTACTCGAAAAAATCAGGAGGTATGCGGGACCCCATTCAGATTTTCACGGTGAAAAAGTTAAAATAAGTGATATGCTTTATTATGACATGAAAGTGTTGACACATGTATACCCTAAAATTAAAATAAAAAATTGTATTGGAGCTCTAAAAACAGTCGATACATCGGTTGGATACATTACTGATCTTCGACTACCTTAGTCGCTAGGTAAAAGTTAAGATCACCTAAATTTGCCACGTTATACTTCAAGATCAAAAATCGATTCTGTTCTTCTTGCATAATTTGCACGGTTGAACACATACTCGTCGCCTTTGTGAAAATATTCATATAACGAAGAGAATATGTACCGGACATTGGGGGACAGTCGTCCACACATTGAATTTCCGTTTCCTGGTCAGCGAAATCACCCCTGCACAGTAAACGTAATACCTTACCACCTCTCGAGATTTCAATCTCGTCACCAATATTCGACATATCTCTGCAAATTCTTTGAAAATCAACTGATGCCATAGGTGTATTTATAGTCATTTGCATTTCGGGGACTTCGATTTGATTTTCGTTAATATCGAGAAGTTTTAGTGCAAACTTCGTAGACGTCTTCTTTTGTTCACTATGAATTTCGATGTTCATGTATTCTTTAGAAGTTATAGATATAACGAGAACATCGTTTACTGTGATTGTTTTGAGGAGTTTATACATGTTAGTCATGTTAACACCACAATCTACATCCTCTGTACACGCGTACTCTTCGAAATTTTCAGCTGGAAGGTACATATCAATCAAGGATGTCCTGGCTGTATCCAGTGTTACAATATACACACCGTCAGGTTTGAAGTAGATATTTACATCGTTCAATATATCCTTAAGGACTTCAAATGTAGACTTAATAGCCGCGGCTTGTACAGTGACAAGCTTCATACTCGATTATTCGCGTATTATTCCTTTATATCACTATATATCGCACCATCTTCAACCTTACGACTTATTTTTGCTTCCAATTCCGGTGTCATAGCCGGTT